TAGTGAGTTCGGGTTGCACTTGGTGATATAACCTTGCTTCCGAATCAGAGCGGCAAGGTCGGGGGATAATGCAACGTAACGGTCGGATGTGGTGTTTTTCGGAATCTCATTGACCACAACGCCGCCACCGTCTTCCAGAACGGCAGAGCGATGAACGTGCAAAACGTCATCCTGTGACAGGTCTGATAGAGTCAACGCACATATCTCGCCGCGTCTGAGTCCCAAGATGGCAAGCTGAAAAGGCACTTCAAGCGGGTGTCCGTGCAGAAGACACAACAGCATCCGGACTTCACCTTCAGAGTAAACAGGGCGGTCCGGCACTGGTTCTCGCGGGAGCATGAGTTTAAGCGGCGGACGCTTGCATTCTATCAGGACGGAATTAATCAAGCCGGTTATGTTCTTCAATGTCTTAGTCGAATATCCGTCCCGTTGCATCTGGTAGACAAGTTTCTGTCCGTCCGCGTCCGTTATCCTGTCCACGCTGAGCGCGTTAAACGCCCCGTATTTGCTCTCTAGCGTTCGACCTATAGATTTATATGCCCTGAGTGTGGAAACGCTCTTATAGGGCTTTCTGGCGTCTATATAGCGGTTCAGGGCGTCCCCGAACTGCTTCGACTCCGTAGCTATCCGGGCAGAGCTGAGAGCATCCGCCACAAGTGCGGTGAGTTCTTGCCGGGTGTCGGCGGTTATGCGCTTGGTACGTGATTCGTCCAGGCGGATGACCGTTGTATATTTTCCCTTTCGGGTTTTGGTTATCTTCATGCCGTTTCCCTCCGTTGCCAAATGCGGAGAGAGAGGTTATAATATGGTATACAGTTTTTTTCATTACAAACCTCTCTCAAAGTTACGTTATTCACTATTGCCTTGCCGTCCGGTGTTGCCGCACCGGGCGGTTATTTTTATGCAATCAGATATGCAAAACTATTCCGGAGCCGAGTGCGGAGATGATTGAATCCACTTCAGGATCATATGGATTCTTATCTATTTCAACAGTCTTCGCAAAGTATTCAACGATGGGGATGATCTGATCCTCATACTTTAAGAGGTCATCCAACTTATCCATTTCGATCTTCCAATGATTCTTGTTTTTGTTCTCGACAGCATCGAAGCGCGGGTCCTTTCTGTTTATGCCGGGATAAGAGTGGAACGAAAACCATTTCTTTACACCATAGTTATGCACGCGAAAGATGCAGTCGTCGGCATATGCAGACATCAAACTTACTTTTACATATTCAGTTGTAGGGAGTAACTTAATTACATAAGAAGGATATTTCTGATTTACAATTCCCGAAACCCAATTCAAAACATCGTCAAGTGTTTTCATTTCTGTCCTCCATGTGTCCGGGTCTCAATAGCCTGGACATTGTTGTCTTGCTCGAAGTCTCGCGACATGCAATGCACAAGCGCATGCTCGTAAGCTTCAAGCTTTTTGTTATCTGACAAACGCCGATTGATATATATGGTATAACCATCGTCAGAGCTGTCAGGTGTAACCATTTCATGTACAGTCATTGGTAAGTCAATCTCATAGACGTAAACATCCAATTCAATCAGTCCCCTCTTGATTCCTTAAGACGTTTCAGCATCTCAGCGGCAAGCCGTAAATCATCCGCCGTGCTTCCTTGCGCCGCATCAAACAATATTCTATATGATGGGTCGGTGAAGTATTGCTCTGCCAGCTTCGCCGCGTCCGGGTCAGTGTACCACACAGGCTGTGCAGTTTTTTGTACAGCATCCGGTGAGGTGTCGCTTTTTTCCGACAGGAGAAAATCAACAGGGACGCCAAGATAATCGGCAACACTTTGAATCCTATCAAAGCTAGGTTTATGTTTGTCCCATTTAGACAATGAACCGTGAGACAGTTTGCAGTCTATCTCTAGCTTTCTTATTGACAATCCTCTCTTCGCGCATAGCTCCCTAATCTTTTCATACATGGCGAAATCTCCATTATAAAGAAGTGTTGAAAATTTTCACAATTGTGTCTTGACATGGTGAATAAATTCTATATAATGGAGAATGTGAGCGGTGAAAATATTCGCCACCATATAGAAAAATTGTAGAAAATATGAAATTGTGTCGGCAAATACAATATAGAATATTTTCTACTCTGTGTCAATGTTGGCGAACATATTCCTACATTGTAAAGGAGGTGAATTAATGATTTTCGATAACATCAAGCGCATTACGGACGCTAAGAACATCTCAATCCGCACGCTTGAAACGGAAGCGGGCCTTGCAAATGGCACGGTCGGCAAGTGGAGAACCAGCAAACCGACAATTGACAACCTGATGTCGGTTGCAAAAGTTCTGGGCGTTGCCCTTACAGATTTGCTGAAAGAGGACGAAACATGAAACTCAAAGAATTATTCGAAACCGGCATTGTCCGTAATAGCGACAAAGTTTCTCTTCGATTCGTGACGCGTGCGCACACCGAAGAGATTCGCACCGGATTATGGTTCAGTGACAGGATTCTCGAAAAGCACGAGTTAGAGATTCTGAGCATTAACTATGATGCATTAATCGGTGAATGGCGTATCACGCTGGAGCCGGAGGGCAAACCATGAAGCCGCGCGAACGTGCCGCCGTGAAGGGTGTGATAAAGGCGGCAAGGGCGAGGCAGAATCTGACGCAGAAACAAATGTGCCACTTGATGGCAATCTCTGAGTCATCGCTATTATATCGGATTGATTCCGGCAAGGTGACACTGGAAGACATCCGGAAGATTAACCGGGTGGCTCCGTTCAATTCAGAAGAATGGGACATATTAATAAGGGGGTAACTATCTATGGAAAAACAGATTTTTGTTAGCCAGTGGCTTCAGGATGAGTTTCGGGAACGCGGACGCCGTGAATCGGTCGAGAACGTTCGCAAGCTTCAGAGAGAAGTGCGCTTCCGTGAGAGGATTTGCACGGCCTGCACGTTTGTTTCGTTCGGGTTGATGTTCTGCGGTGCCGGAACGCTCGAAGCGGCAGAGACGGCAACCAGTCCGCTCGGAATCGGAATGATGGTCGCGGGTGCGGCTATCGGCATTGTTCCTGTGATTGCGAGGTGGATTCGTGGGGAGTAAAAGTTTTGCGGTGTTCGCCATGTTTCTGACCGTCCTGCTGATAGGTCAGGCAATCATTGACACCATGCCCGGACGGATTGCGGCAATCGTTGGTGAAACCGGCGTGTGGGCTGTGTGCATCTGCACCATATTTAACAATTACAAGGAGGACGATAACGAAGACGATGAACGCAAAGATGGCTGAATTGTCAGCGCGTCACAAAATAACGCTCGACTGTATCAGTAAGTTGATTCAGTCCGCGACATTCTATCCGTCACGAAATTGGGACGACCTGTACAGACGAACCGAACGGCTCCGGGACTTGCTCATCATTGCTTATGATGAGGCGGAAGAGATGGAAGTGTACGCGCTGGCAGAAGAGACAAAAGAAAACGCGCCGGAACCTACGGCAATAGGAACCAGCGCAAAGAAAAATAAAACACAAGTAAAGGATACACCCGCAAAGACATCTGACGCAAGGGTTCAAGTTATTCAGAGAACGGAGGTTATGTAATGGAAGAAAGAACCGTAACAATTACGGTGGAGGAATATTTCGAAGCTGTTAATGCTATCGCACTGTTGAACGCAGTGGTGGACGTACTGGACACAACAGATATCCCGGATATTTTGCTTGCGTCAGTTATCCGGGCAATTGTCGGACTGGGGGCGCATCATGATGAGAACGGATAATCCGGTTCTGGATGCCGAAAGATGGGCGGCGGAACAGGAAGAGAAAGTTGAACGCCTGCGTCCAGTCTGTCAGGCTTGCGGGAACGTCATCCGTGACGAGTACTGTTATCAGTACGACCCGGACGACATCGAGACGTGTGTATGCGAGTCATGCATTGACCGCGCTCTTATAGGCATCAAGCCCGGTATACTTCGGGACTACATGGCGGACATGATAAGCAATTATCAGGTCAAAACGCCATTAAAGGAGGCGGAGTGATGGGAGCACAAGTACAGGTTTATCCCAAATGTCCGATGACAAGCGTTTATTGCTGTTATCGGGAAAGTTACCCGCTGGCGAAGGGCCGAACCGTCTTCCGTTGTTCGCGTTTAACTAGCACAACCGGCTACGGCGAAAACAAGCCGTGTCCGTTCAGAAAGATACGACCCGGCGATTTGCCGGAAGTGATGAAGCAACAGAGAGAGGAGGAAACATAAATGTCTTTACCAGTCCTCGTTATGGGCCGGAGTGGTTCAGGCAAGACTTACAGCCTGAAAAACTTCAAGCCCGGAGAGATCGGGATTATTTCAGTTGAAAAGGGGCGGTTGCCGTTCCGGTCGGAACTGAAGGTTGTTAAGGTTCCGAAATATGAAAACTCAGCAGACATAAACACATATGCGCAGGCAAACGCCGCTAAATATGCATGGATTGAACGAGCCATAAAGAAAGCACCCGCCCCAAGCGTGGCAATTGATGACTCACAATATTTATTGGTCAATGAGTTATTCGACCGGGCCGCAGAAAAGGGCTACGACAAGTATACGGAAATGGCTAAACACTTCCGGGACCTTATCCATTTTATTAATGATATGGATGATGACAACAAGATTGTTTATTTCTTACATCATACCGAATCAGATAGTGATGGAAAAGAAAAGTGTAAGACAATCGGGAAGATGCTGGATGAAAAGCTGACGGTCGAGGGTTGCTTCGATATAGTCCTGTATTGCTCAGACCATGAGTTTTACACACAGGGCAACGGAATAAGCTCTGCAAAGAGTCCTGAAGATATGTTCCAAATGAAGATACCGAACGACTTAAAAGCGGTTGATGAAGCTATTCGGGAATATTACGGCATGGAGGTAAATGGAAATGGCTGATATTTCTATGACCTCTAGTCAAAAAATTGCATTTGATGCATTAATGCGTGGCGAGAATGTTTTTCTTACAGGCGGAGCCGGAACAGGGAAAACAACAATCATAAAACAGTTTATTAAAGAAGTTGACCCTACTTGTTCTAGAACGCTTTTAGCGGCTCCAACAGGAAAAGCCGCATTAAATCTCTGCATAGAATCGCCGGGAGGACCTATTTACGGCTCAACTATTCATAGGTTATTCAAACTGAAGGCGCAAGCCATTCCACAATTTAACGGGAATGTTCCTGACATTATACAACACGCCGACAGAATAATAATTGATGAAGTCAGCATGGTTAGAATTGATATTTTCGATTATGTGGCAGAGGTCATTCAGGAAGAAACGCAAAGCTTTATGCGAAAGATTCGAGGAAGACCACCATTACAAATAATTTTTGTCGGTGATTTTTATCAATTGCCACCTGTTGTTAAAACGACAGCTTATAAAGGAGATAGCGACAAGGAAATATTAAATAAAAAATACGGTGAGGATATTGGAAAAGCTTATTGTTTCCAGTCTTATGCATGGAATTGTCTAGATATAAAAACATACGAACTGACGGAAGTAATGCGCCAGCGAGGTGATGAAAAATTCTGTGAGGCATTGAATAAAATCCGTGTCGGGAATCCTGCCGGAATTGATTATATCAATTCAAATTGCGACCACTCAGAATTTACTTTTGACCGAATTACTTTATGTGGAACAAATAAAAATGCAAATGAAATAAATGGAATTATGCTTTCACGCAATCCAAATAAAAATTATTCATTTGATTGGGATTTCGAGATTAATAATTCAGCGATAAATATAGTCAATCTTGAAAAAAATATGCCGTGTCCTTCTCGAATAACACTATGCGTAGGAGCTAGGGTTATATGCATTGTAAATTGTCCAAGTGCTGTAAATGGACAAATGGGGACGATTGAGTCAATTGGCGAAGACCATGTAATTGTTCGTTGGGATAATGGGGAAACCAATAAGGTTGAAGCATACGAATGGAAAGTGAATAGACAAGTCGCAGTTAAAGACGAAAAAGGAAATGTTTCACTTAAAATCGAACCTATTTTTTCTGTTTCACAATTGCCACTAAAAATTGCATATGCAATAACGATTCATAAATCACAGGGCGAAACGCTAGAATCCGCAAATATCATGATGGATACATTTGAAACCGGGCATTTATACACTGCACTTTCAAGATGTTCGGATGTCAAGAAGCTTCGGCTTGCAAGGCCATTAATACCATCTGATGTAAAGTGTGATAACAAAATTAATGAATTTTATGGAGGAATAAAAAATGAAACGTGTTGATATGACCGATGTAAAAGAAGCCGGAGACTTTACCAGAATGCCAGCAGGCCCGTACATCTGCGTAATTCGCAATGCGGAAGATGTCGAAGATAAGGAATACTTAAAAATCACTTACGACATTGCAGAAGGTGAGTACGCCGGTCGCTTTGATGAAATCCGTAAAGACCACACTGATTGGGCTTGGTGTGGCGCGTATGTCAGATCTTACAAGACAAAAGCACTTCCGATGTTTAAGAGGTTCTGCTCCTCTGTCAGCAAGAGCAACGGAGCATATGTTTTTGATGGCAATGCCGTAAATGCAGACGAAAAAACACTGATTGGAAAGAAGGTCGGTATTACATTTCAGGAAGAAGAGTATTACGGCAATGATGGCACTCTAAAAACACGCCTGATTGTTTACAAAGAGTTCCCTGTGTCCGAACTCGATAAGCAGAGTATTCCGAAAACAAAGAAGCTTAAAGGTGAAGCGGCAAAGCCTGCCGGTGCAATTGCAAAGCCTGACGCTGACGGCTTTATCAATGTACCGGACGGCATTGCTGACGAGCTTCCTTGGGGTGAAGAATAATGCACGTCATTGAGGACTCGCGCCAGCAAACCGGGAAGCACAACATTAAACATGCATGGTTTGAAGAACATGGTGTTGACTTAATCCGGTGTAAGCTACCATTCGGAGACTACGCGCCGCCGCCTGCAATCTCTATAGACACTAAAAAGGATATGGAGGAAATAGCGGGAAACATCTGCGGAAAGCGTGAGGAACACGAGCGATTCATCCGGGAATGTAAAGCCGCGAGAGATGCCGGTTGCAAGCTGATTTTTCTTATTGAGAATGAAGCCGGTATCACAGATCTGTCTCAGGTCCATACATGGGTGAACCCGCGCGTTATCTTCTCTCCGAATTGCGTACAAGGCGCGAGGTTACAGAAGGCAATGGAAACAATACAAG